CTTTCTAGTTACATAACACTCATTAATATTTGAAATGTATTTCATTGATTTTAACTGTATTAATATTACCTTCTTTATTTAACCTTCGAGGGATAAAATCTATTTTAATTAAATCGACGGTGCTTGTAATTAATTCCTCTTTGTTTTCTGCAGTCGCCATTTTAAAGCCTTTGATTAATAAATTTTTAACTGACCTAATTTGTTGTTCATTTAATTCTATATTAATTCGAGGGCTTTCTTTTTCTTCAATATCTTTCAATAACTTATCTGTTTCGTCCATTAATACAAAATATTCTTCATCTTTGATATATCCTAATGACCAAGCGCGGGTATAATTTGCGCGTTGCTCTAATATTTTTTCTTTATTATTTTCAATATCATAATCTTTTGGTTTAGGTATATTTACCATGAAGTTATCTGTTCCTTTTTTTAGTAAAGTATTGATGAACTCTCTTTCAATCTCGCTTTCGTTGAATGAAACATCTTTAACTTCTTTGTTTTTATGACATGTTGCACAAGTATAACGTCTAACTTCATAAGATCCTCCATTAGCACGTTTTTGTATCGAGCTAACTAGGTAGAGTTTGTTTTGACATTGCGGACACTCTATAACACCTCTAAATATAGAATTATGTTTTGTTTTAGATTTATGTGTCCTTTTATCAATAATATCAAGCATCTTTGAATGTTCATCTTCGCTTATGATTGGCTCATGCGTGTTCTTTATTAGTAAATCTCCATGTTTGGTATGTCCTCGCAAAATCGGGTTTCTCATCCACCCAAGCACTGTCTTCCTGTTCCATTTTGTTATACCAGGTGGTTTCTTCTTGCTTTCTAACAGCCTAACAACTTCATTAGCGCTCTTACCGCTCAGTAACTTATCCACTATGAAACGAATATATTCGGCGTATTGATTAGGTTTTAATTTTTGATCTACTAAGTCATAACAAAAAGGTTGAACTTTAATATACTTACCACTTCTAACTGCTGCACGAGCTCCTATTAAAGAGCGCTCTCGTATTGTCTCACGCTCCCATTCTGCCATTGCACCAACCATTGTTATAAATAACTTGCCTATAGCAGAAGTTGTGTCAAATAACTCTGTTGCGCTTTTAAAAGCTATATTGTTTTTTTCGAAAACCTCTAACATTTCCAGTAAGTCTCTAACATTACGTGTTAATCTGTCCAATTTGTATACTAGTACTAAATCGAATTCTTCTAATCTATCAAACAACTTTTGTAATGATGGTCTTTTCATTGAACCGCCAGAAACGCCTGGGTCTGAAAATACTTCGTATCGATCCCAGTCGTTAACTTCACAAAATGAAATTAACTTTCTTTTTTGTTCGTGGATAGAATACCCTTCATTTGCCTGTTCAGCGCTTGAAACTCTAGTGTAAATTGCTACTTTCATGTGTTCCCTCCTCAAAATTGGCAAAAAATAATAAGGGTAGGCGAGCTACCCGAAATTTTATTGTTGAACAACTATTGCTTCACTTCTTGCTTTTCCTACTTCTTTTCTAAAACTATCATATGATTGATTAGGGTGTGTTAACGACATTCCTGGACCACCTCCAGCATGTTGGTTTTTGTCCGGATTATTTTCCATTTCTTCAGTGGCTCTTTTAGCATTTAAATATTCTTCGTAACTAGGTTCGTTTGGGTCGCGTGGTTGTGCTTGTTGTCCATTATTGGTAGCTGGAAGATTCTTCTGTACCTGTTGCTTAGATGTGTTATTGGTTTGTTGATGATCATTAACATTTGTGTTGTTATCGTTGTTTACTTGATTATTGTTATCGTTTTGATTAGCATTTTCTTTTTTCGCTTCTGCTTTGTCTTTAGTTTCTTTCTTTTTGTCTTTGTTCTCTTTCTTTGTTTCCGTTTTCTTGCTTTCCTCTTTCTTATCGCCGTCGTTGCTACCACATGCACCTAACACTAACGCGCTAGCTAAAATTAAATATAATAATCTTTTCATGTTTTACACTCCTTTATTTGCTATTTGTTTTAATAAATCTATGACTTCGTTGTTTTGCTCGATAATTCTATTATTTTGCTTTATTAGTTCGTCTCGTTGAGCTATAGAGACAAAGTTTTGTTTTAATTGCGTATCGTAGAATACGAATTTAGCTTGTTTATCTACGTTTGTTGTGAATGTACCTAAACCGTTGTAGACTTTCAATAGTGTAGGGTTAATATTTTGCTTTTGATATGCGTAAGTTGTAACGTCGGTAGCTTCTTTAATACCTTGTCCGTTTAAACTTTTAGCTGATTTTGATTTGTATTCTTCGTTAGTGTTTTTAAAATTTTCAGATTTATAAAGTTGAATATCAAGTTCTTTTCCTTCTTTAAAATCATTTAATATCTTTCTTTTTTCATCTGTTGTCATTTTTTTATACATGTCAATCTTTCTATTGCTTAATTTACTAAACATTTTTGTTTCTGTTAGAATTTCTTTAAAAGTTAATTTATCTCCTGCCATTTTCAATTTCTCCTTTGCTTACTTTTTATATTAAAGCTCCGTAAAGGAGCTATTAATCAATACGTTTTCACACTTGCTACAACTCTACCTACAATTTTAACTTCATCGTCCTTACCATATACTTGTGGATAGTGACTAGGGTTGTTAGATTCAGGTATTAATATGATTTGGTCTCCGTTGTATCTTATACGCTTCACAGTACCGTTGTACCCATTTATCATGACTACACCTAACTGACCATTTTCGACGATAGAATCTTTTTCTACAACAACTACATCACCTTCATCAAAAAGTTTGTTCATACTATCACCAGATACTTTTAGACCAAATTCTTCTTTTTCGTCGTTCAATTTATCCCTAGAAAAGTATATGTAATCAACTAAATTTTCTTCACAATAGATAGGTAAGCCCGCAGATATTTTTGAAACGACCGGAATCTTTTTAACTGGTAAAGTTTCAATTTGGGGTTCAATAGGTTTTGTTTGTTTAATATCCATAATATCTTCTGGTCTTATATTTAGACCATTACAAATTTTGATGACGTTTTCTACTTTAGCATTAAAAACTCCACGTTCTAAAATAGATCTTACAGTTGTATAAGCTAAACCAATTTCTTCGGAAAAAGCCTTTACACTACCTGATTTCTTTTCCATAAGATATTTTAAATCTTTTTCTTTAGTCATAATTGTTTGCCTCATTTCTAATTTGTACCTATATAATAACATGCGAAAAATCGTATATCAAGTATTATAGAAAATAAAAAATACGAATTTTAGTGTTGACATAGTACGAAAATTCGTATAATATTTAGTTAAGCAATCGACGAGATTGCTAAAAATTTTAATTTTAAATACGAATTTTCGTATTAAGGAGGGATACTATGTTGAAGAATTTCAACGACATTAGAAAAGATAAAAAAGTATCTCTGGTAGATTTAGCTGATTTGTTAGAAGTCAGATACCAAACTGTAGCCGATAAAATCAATGGCGTTTCAGATTTTAAATTTGGAGAAGCTCTACTTATCAAAAATACGTATTTTCCAGAGTATGATATCGAATTTCTTTTTGAAAAAGAAAAAGAAAAACAAACATCTTAAAAGGAGGAACGAACAATGCAAGCATTACAAACATTTAATTTTAAAGAGCTACCAGTAAGAACAGTAGAAATTGAAAACGAACCTTATTTTGTAGGAAAAGATATTGCTGAGATTTTAGGATATGCAAGAGCAGACAATGCCATTAGAAATCATGTTGATAGCGAGGACAAGCTGACGCACCAATTTAGTGCATCAGGTCAAAACAGAAATATGATCATTATCAACGAATCAGGATTATACAGTTTAATCTTCGATGCTTCTAAACAAAGTAAAAACGAAAACATTAGAGAAACCGCTCGGAAATTCAAACGATGGGTAACTTCGGAAGTTTTACCAACGTTAAGAAAAACCGGCGCTTACAAAGTACCTAGCGACCCAATGCAAGCATTGAGATTAATGTTTGAAGCTACAGAAGAAACTAAACAAGAAATTAAAAACGTGAAAGATGATGTTATTGATTTGAAAGAAAATCAAAAACTGGATGCGGGAGATTACAATTTCTTAACTAGAACTATTAACCAAAGAGTTGCACATATCCAAAGGCTACATGCGATAACAAACCAAAAACAACGTAGCGAATTATTCAGGGATATTAATTCAGAAGTGAAAAAGATGACTGGCGCGAGTTCAAGAACGAACGTAAGACAAAAACATTTCGATGATGTAATTGAAATGATTGCTAATTGGTTCCCGTCACAAGCTACTTTATACAGAATTAAGCAAATTGAAATGAAATTTGAAAATGGAATATAGGAGGGCTTAAAAATGAGTGAAGAAATGGCGACTTATTGGTTTAACAAAATGTACGAGCTCGGAATTATCCATGAAGTATTAAGGCAGGAGGGAGTTATCAAATGAGTAAAACTTATAAAAGCTACTTAATAGCAGTACTGTGCTTTACAGTCTTAGCGATTGTACTCATGCCGTTTCTATACTTCACTACAGCGTGGTCAATTGCAGGATTCGCAAGTATCGCAACATTCATATTCTATAAAGAATACTTTTATGAAGAATAAAAAAACTGCTACTTGCGCCAACAAGTAACAGAAAAGTATTTAAGAAATAAAATTCAAGTTAAATATAAAACGAAAAACGGAGGAAGTCAAGATGTATTACGAAATAGGCGATGTATGTCAGAAGGTAATTAATGTAGACGGATTTGATTTTAAATTAGCAGTTAAGAAGAAGGACCACAGCATTCTGGTGAATATCTTAGATTTAGAAGATAAGTTTATCGACGGCATAAACATAACTAATGAGAACGATCTATACACAGCATTAGACATATTAAATCAATCTATTTACGAATGGATTGAAGAAAACGCAGATGATTATGACAGACTAATTAACTTAGTCATGAAATGGTAGGAGGTTGCTATGAAGCAGACTGTAACTTATATCATTCGTCATAGGGATATGCCAATTTATATAACTAACAAACCAACTGATAACAATTCAGATATTAGTTACTCCACAAATAGAAATAGAGCTAGGGAGTTTAACGGTATGGAAGAAGCGAGTATCAATATGGATTATCACAAAGCAATCAAGAAAACAGTGACAGAAACAATTGAGTACGAGGAGGTAGAACATGACTGAACAAACTAATCAAGATGTCGATATTTTAACGCAACTAGATGTAAAAGACATCAGCAAACAAAATGCAAACAAGTTTTATAAATTTGCGATATACGGCAAGTTCGGTACTGGTAAAACTACGTTTTTAACAAAAGATAACAATGCCTTAGTACTAGATATAAATGAGGACGGAACAACGGTAACAGAAGATGGGGCAGTTGTGCAGATTAAGAATTATAAGCATTTTAGTGCAGTGGTTAAAATGTTGCCTAAAATTATTGAACAACTAAGAGAAAACGGAAAACAAATTGATGTTGTAGTGATTGAAACAATCCAAAAGCTACGTGATATCACTATGGACGACATCATGGACGGAAAATTAAAGAAACCAACATTTAATGAATGGGGCGAGTGTGCTTCACGCATTGTAAGTATTTATCGTTATATTTCTAAATTACAAGAACATTATCAATTCCATCTTGCTATAAGTGGACACGAGGGAATTAACAAAGACAAAGATGATGAGGGTAGCACTATCAATCCAACAATCACGATAGAGGCACAAGATCAAATAAAAAAAGCGGTCATCAGTCAATCTGATGTGTTAGCAAGAATGACAATAGAAGAACATGAGCAAGACGGCGAAAAAGCTTATCAATATGTTCTTAACGCTGAACCATCAAACTTATTCGAGACAAAGATAAGACACTCAAGCAACATTAAAATTAACAACAAACGTTTCATTAATCCAAGTATTAACGACGTAGTACAAGCAATCAGAAATGGAAACTAATAAAAAAACTAAAAAGGACGGTATTTAATTATGAAAATCACAGGACAAGCGCAATTTACTAAAGAAACAAATCAAGAAAAGTTTTATAACGGCTCAGCAGGGTTTCAAGCTGGAGAATTCACAGTGAAAGTTAAAAATATTGAATTCAATGATAGAGAAAATAGATATTTCACAATCGTATTTGAAAATGATGAAGGCAAACAATATAAACATAATCAATTTGTACCGCCGTATAAATATGATTTCCAAGAAAAACAATTGATTGAATTAGTTACTCGATTAGGTATTAAGTTAAATCTTCCTAGCTTAGATTTTGATACCAATGATCTTATTGGTAAGTTTTGTCACTTGGTATTGAAATGGAAATTCAATGAAGATGAAGGTAAGTATTTTACGGATTTTTCATTTATTAAACCTTACAAAAAGGGCGATGATGTTGTTAACAAACCTATTCCGAAGACAGATAAGCAAAAAGCTGAAGAAAATAACGGGGCACAACAACAAACATCAATGTCTCAACAAAGCAATCCATTTGGAAGCAGTGGCCAATTTGGATATGACGACCAAGATTTAGCGTTTTAAGGTGTGGTTTAAATGCAATACATTACAAGATACCAGAAAGACAATGACGGCACTTATTCCGTCGTTGCTACTGGTGTTGAACTTGAACAAAGTCACATTGACTTACTAGAAAACGGATATCCACTAAAAGCAGAAGTAGAGGTTCCGGATAATAAAAAACTATCTATAGAACAACGCAAAAAAATATTCGCAATGTGTAGAGATATAGAACTTCACTGGGGAGAACCAGTGGAATCAACTAGAAAATTATTACAAACAGAATTGGAAATTATGAAAGGTTATGAAGAAATCAGTCTGCGCGACTGTTCTATGAAAGTTGCAAGGGAGTTAATAGAACTGATTATAGCGTTTATGTTTCATCATCAAATACCTATGAGTGTAGAAACGAGTAAGTTGTTAAGCGAAGATAAAGCGTTATTATATTGGGCTACAATCAACCGCAACTGTGTAATATGCGGAAAGCCTCGCGCAGACCTAGCGCATTATGAAGCAGTCGGCAGAGGCATGAACAGAAACAAAATGAATCACTACGACAAACATGTATTAGCGCTATGTCGCGAACATCATAACGAGCAACGTGCGATTGGCGTTAAGTCGTTTGATGATAAATATCACTTGCATGACTCGTGGATAAAAGTTGATGAGAGGCTCAATAAAATGTTGAAAGGAGAAGACAATGGGAGAAGTATCGTGGATAAAACTTAAAGTTGGCATGTTTGATGACAGCAAAATCAAATATATCGAAGCCTTACCCGAAAGAGATACGATCATAACTATTTGGGTTAAGTTGCTAACTTTATCAGGAAAGTACAACGAACAAGGTTATATTATGTTATCCGAAAACTTGCCTTATAACGAAGAAATGTTAGCAAATGAGTTTAGTCGACCTATCAACTCAATAAGGTTAGCAATACAAACTTTTGAGACATTGGGCATGATTGAAAAAGTTAATGGTGTCATAAAAGTGACAAATTGGGAAAAGCACCAAAATATTGAAGGACTCGAGAAAATCAGAGAGCAGAACAGGTTGAGGAAACAAAAGCAACGAGAAAACAACAGAAAATTGCTAAATGGTCACGTGACGTCACGTGACAGTCACGCAACAGAAGAAGATAAAGAATTAGATAAAGAATTAGAAAGAGATAAAGAAAAAGATATAGATAAGAACTTAAGTGCAAATAATAGCGCAACTGACGTTACGCATGAGCAATTTGAAGAATGGTGGAAACTTTACGACAGGAAGAAAGATAAAAAGATATCTTTCACTAAATTCAAATCATGCTTAAAGAAACATTCTTTTGAGCAAATCATGCAAGGTACACGAGAATATTTGAAAACTATTACAGACAAACAATATCAAAAGTACCCTAAAACGTTCTTAAATAACGAAAGCTATATGAATGATTATAGCGAAGAGATTAAAGAAGAAGTAAACAATCAATATGTAGATGCGTTTCAGCGTGCATCACAATCCAGTATAGAAAATTTACCGTTTTAAAGGAGTGAGAAAGTGGAGTCATTCCAGAACTTAGCAAAGAAACCAACTTTAAAGAAACAAATCATTGAACAAGCGTTTGATTTGAAATGTGAGAACTGTGGACGTAAGTACGACTATTACAAATTTGATGACGGTTCAGAATTCAAACATGGTTGTGACTGCGAAATGATAGAGTTCGCCAAACAATCAACTGAAAACTATCACAAGAGAAATAGACGAAGAAAAGCAGAACGCATATTCAAGCAATCGATAATGAACGAAGATCTAACGAAAGCAACGTTTGATAATTACAATCCGACTAATGAACAACTAGAGTATGCAAAAAACTTATGTGAACGTTACGCAAACAATTTCACGTTAGACAATAAACAATCGCTACTAATACAAGGCTCATTCGGTACAGGTAAATCACACTTATCAATGAGTATTGTTAAATCGGTTAAAGCTAAAGGCTACACAGTGCTATATATGAACGTACCTCAATTGATATCGACAATTAAAAACACTTATAACAACCAAACTGCTATGACCGAACAGGAATTGGCTCAAATTATAAGCGATGTCGATTTGATGGTATTCGATGACTACGGAATCAACATGAACGAATTCGCTACTAGTAAGATGTTTGAGCTTATCGAAAGTAGAATAGGCAAACACAATATCTTTACTACCAACTTAGACGAAAAAGAAATGACAAAAAACAAAGACTTACAACGTATATTCAGCAGAATCATGAGTAATACAACACTAATCAAGATGGACGGTCAAGATTACAGGACTAGAGGTTTAAAACTATGATTACCAAAGAATTTTTAAAAACTAAACTTGAGTGTTCAGATATGTACGCTCAGAAACTCATGGACGAGTCACAGGGCGATGAAAATAAGTTATATGACCTATTTATCCAAAAACTTGCAGAACGTCATACACGCCCCGCTATCGTCGAATATTAAGGAGTGTTAAAAATGCCGAAAGAAAAATATTACTTATACCGAGAAGATGGCACGGAAGATATTAAGGTCATCAAGTATAAAGAGAATGAGAATGAAGTTTATTCGCTCACAGGAGCCCATTTCAGCGACGAAAAGAAAATTATGACTAATAGTGACCTAAAACGATTCAAAGGCGCTCACGGGCTTCTATATGAGCAAGAACTAGGATTACAAGCAACGATATTTGATATTTAGAGGTGGACGATGAGTAAATACAACGCTAAGAAAGTTGAGTACAAAGGAATTGTATTTGATAGCAAAGTAGAGTGTGAATATTACCAATATTTAGAAAGTAATATGAATGGCACTAACTATGATCGTATCGAAATACAACCGAAATTTGAATTACAACCGAAATTTGGGAAACAAAGACCGATTACGTATATAGCCGATTTCTCTTTGTGGAAGGAAGGGAAACTGGTTGAAGTTATAGACGTTAAAGGTAAGGCGACTGAAGTTGCCAACATCAAAGCGAAGATATTCAGATATCAGTATAGAGATGCGAATTTAACGTGGATATGTAAAGCGCCTAAATACACAGGTCAAGAATGGATGGTATATGAGGACTTAGTGAAAGTCAGACGTAAAAGAAAAAGAGAAATGAAGTGATTTAATGCAACAACAAGCATATATAAATGCAACGATTGATATAAGAATACCTACAGAAGTTGAATATCATCATTTCGATGATGTGGATGATGAAAAAGATATGCTAGCAGAGCGTTTAGATAAAAATCCAGATGAGTTATTGAAGTATGACGACATAAAAATAAGACATGCATATATAGAGGTGGAATAAATGAGTATCGTAAAGATTAACGGTAAACCATATAAATTTACCGAACATGAAAATGAATTGATAAAAAAGAATGGTTTAACTCCAGGAATGGTTGCAAAAAGAGTACGAGGTGGCTGGGCGTTGTTAGAAGCCTTAAACGCACCTTATGGCATGCGCCTAGCTGAGTATAAAGAAATCGTGTTATCCAAAATCATGGAGCGAGAGAGCAAAGAGCGTGAAATGGCTAGGCAACGACGTAAAGAAGCTGAGCTAAGAAGAAAGAAGCCACATTTGTTTAATGTACCTCAAAAACATTCACGTGATCCGTACTGGTTCGATGTCACTTATAACCAAATGTTCAAGAAATGGAGTGAAGCATAATGAGCATAATCAGTAACAGAAAAGTAGATATGAACGAAATACAAGACAATGTTAAGCAACCAGCGCACTACACATACGGCGACATTGAAATTATAGATTTTATTGAACAAGTTACGGCACAGTATCCGCCACAATTAGCATTTGCAATAGGTAATGCAATCAAATACTTATCTAGAGCACTGTTAAAAAACGGACACGAGGATTTAGCAAAGGCGAAGTTTTACGTCCAAAGAGCATTTGATTTGTGGGAGGGTTAACGATGGCGACTAACACATTAGAACTATCATCAACGATTAACCAACGTTATAAGTATGACACAGCAGGCAAGACGCCAACACAGATACAAAGTGAGTTGCGTAAGAAAGGTTTACAGGGCTTTGTGGTTAAGGTATCAGGACGTAAGGTCACGATGAAAGTAATGGAACAACATATTAAAAGTAATAGGGGGTGTATGAGATGAGTTCAATGATAAATGACATTCTAGATATCAAAGACAGTTATCAAGCTCCTCAAAAAATAATGGATATGCTATATGGGGATATAGAAGAAAGAAACAAAACGTTTATGGAGTTTTTGAAAGCTTACAAAAATGACGTTAATTATGATTGGTTTCATGAATATTTTCAAGACGAACATGCTAATCGTAAAAAGCACAAACAAGATTTCACACCAAAATCAATAAGTAAACTACTTGTGGAATTAGTTAGTGATAAACAAGGTGATTATTATGAGCCTGCAGCAGGTACAGGTGGGATTGTCATTGAAAAATGGAACAACGATAGAATGCAACATTCACCATTTGATTATCTACCTAGTATGTACTTTTATATAGCGGAAGAATTAAGCGATAGAACCATACCATTTTTATTATTCAATATGATTATTAGAGGTATGAATGGTCTTGTTGTTCAATGTGATGTATTAACGCGTGAAGCATATGGAGCATGGTTTATTCAAAATGATAAAAACGACCATTTAGGATTTAGTAGTTTAAACAGATTACCTTATACAGAAGATATTGAAAAAGAACTTAATATTAAGTTTGTAGAGCATAGATACCCAAACATTAAACAAACACAAGCAGTACCAGAATGGTTGTTATCTAATTTAACTTTGAAAGAAGAAAAGCAACTAACTTTATTTTAAGGAGTTGGAAACGATGAAAATCAAACTAGAAAAAGAAGTGAACTTGTCTGAACTTATCCAATGGGCTTGGGATAATCCTGAATTATCAGGAAATAAAATATACTATCCAAATGGTGTTACGCGCAACTGTTATGTAACTTTTGGTGTTGATAGCATCTTTTGTAATGTGACTGGATATGTATCACCTAACGATAAATTTACTATTCAAGAGGAGATATAAAAATGAAAATCAAAGTTAAAAAAGAAATGCGATTAGATGAATTAATTAAGTGGGCGCGAGAAAATCCGGAGTTATCAAAGGGCAAAAAATTTTATGAAACAGATGAAAGTGTTAGAGCGGTATATTTTCAAAAAGATACAAATAAATTTTTTACTATAGGGGGTTTTACGTCGATTGACGCAACTTTCGAAGTTGAAGAGGAAATCACAGAAGAAACGGTAATACCGTCAGTAGTTGTAATTAGAACGCAATACTTCCCTAATGGTAGTCAGTCAATAAACGTAACTAAAATTAACAATAAGTCGATAAAGGAACTCGTTGGTTCAAACACGATTAATTCGAGCTTTAAATACCATGAGATTTACTTGATGAATGGCAAAGGATTGGGGGACTTAATTTGGGAAGATGGGGAGTTGGTAGAATGATGCAAGCCTATAAAGTAAGTCTTTGTATCAAGTTCTTAGCATCTAAATGTGATTACAAAATAAAAAAGCATTATTTTGTGCAAAGTACGAATGAGGTTGAAGCCACGAACATGGTATTAAAACTGATTCGTAAAAAGCTCCCGTTCGAAACTGCAAGCATAGAAATCGAAAAAGTGGAGGTAACAGAATGAACTATGAAACAGGATTCCAACTAGGTGTAATGGAAGCTAGGTTGAAGAAGATGAGAAAACAACGTGATGAGTACAAGAAGCAACGAGATGAGCTTATTGGGGATATAGCGAAGTTACGAGATTGTAACAAAGAACTGGAGAAGAAAGCAAGCGCATGGGATAGGTATTGCAAGAGCGTTGAAAAAGATTTAATAAACGAATTTGGCAAAGATGATGAAAGAGTTAAATTCGGAATGGAATTAAACAATAAAATTTTTATGGAGGATGACACTAATGAATAACCGCGAACAAATCGAACAGTCAGTTATAAGTGCTAGTGCGTATAACGGTAATGACACAGAGGGATTATTAAAAGAAATTGAAGACGTGTATAAGAGAGCGCGAGCGTTTGATGAAATACTTGAGGGAATGACAAATGCTATTCAACATTCAGTTAAAGAAGGTATTGAACTTGATGAAGCAGTAGGGATTATGGCAGGTCAAGTTGTCTATAAATATGAGGAGGAACAGGGAAATGACTAACATCCTACAAGTGAAACTATTATCAAAAGACGCTAGAATGCCCGAACGAAATCATAAGACAGATGCAGGTTATGACATATTCTCAGCTGAAACTGTCGTACTTGAGCCACAAGAAAAGGCAGTGATCAAAACAGATGTAGCTGTAAGCATTCCAGAGGGCTATGTCGGGTTATTAACTAGCCGTAGTGGTGTAAGTAGTAAAACGCATTTAGTGATTGAAACAGGCAAGATAGATGCGGAATATCATGGTAATTTAGGGATTAATATCAAGAATGACCATGAAGATGACAAAATGCAAACTATCTTTTTAAGAGATATTGATAACGAAAAAATTTTCGAAAAAGAACGTCATTTATATAAGCTAGGTAGTTACCGTATCGAAAAAGGAGAACGTATAGCACAGTTAGTTATTGTACCTATCTTTACGCCCGAACTAAAGCAAGTGAAGGAATTCGAGAGTGTTTCAGAACGTGGAGAAAAAGGCTTCGGAAGTAGCGGAGTGTAAAGACATATTAGATAAGGTCAAGGAGGTTTTGGGGAAGTGAGTATAACAATATTACTTTTGATAGTTTTGGGTTATATGATTTTCGATATTTTAATCGAGGGATATTTAAAAGCTAATAACGCTAATCGTGCAGATATGTATAAGTGGGGGGCGATTATAATTCTTGCTATAACACTTGGTTTTGCAGATGCGTACGACAAAATGGCTATTTTAGTTCTGTTATTAGCAATAAGTTTCGTAGAAAAACTTAAGCGAGTTCAAAGGAGTGATAAGAAGTGAGTAAGAAGGAAATGTATTATGTTGTAGAGGTTAATAAAGGGATCTATTTATATAATAATTATGCAGGTGGATATGATTTTACTGACGACGTTAGACATGCGAGAAAATATTTGAATGCTAAAAACGCTAGTGATGTTGCCAGAAAATCAGGTGGAAAAGTAATGTATTACACAATTACACATGAGGTTAAATAATGACACAATACTTAGTTACAACATTCAAAGATTCAACAGGACGTAAACATACACACATAACTCGAGCTAAGAGCAATCAAAGGTTTACAGTTGTTGAGGCGGAGAGTAAAGAAGAAGCGAAAGAGAAGTGCGAGGCGCGAAATGCGCCAGTTGATGGAGCGACCAACTTAAACGATATCAAATCAAATATTGGTATCTTTCACGTTGAAAAAGTCGAACCAAACGAGGGTATGGTGGATATTAATATTGAGACAATGAAACCATTCGAGGAGGCAGATGATGATTAACATACCTAAAATGAAATTCCCGAAAAAGTACACTGAAATAATCAAAAAATATAAAAATAAAACACCTGAAGAAAAAGCTAAGATTGAAGATGATTTCATTAAAGAAATTAATGATAAAGACAGTGAATTTTACAGTCCTATGATGGCTAATATGAATGAACATGAATTAAGGGCTATGTTAAGAATGATGCCTAGTTTAATTGATACTGGAGATGGCAATGATGATTAAAAAACTTAAAATATGGATTGGTTCGATATCTTTATTGCTGGAATACTGCGATTATTCGGCGTAATCGCACTGATGCTTGTTGTCATATCGCCTATATACACAGTGGCTAGTTACCAACACAAAGAAGTACATCAAGGAACTATTACAGATAAATATAACAAGAGACAAGATAAAGAAGACAAGTTCTATATTGTATTAGACAACAAACAAGTCATTGAAAATTCTGATTTATTATTCAAAAAGAAGTTTGATAGCGCAGACATACAAGCTAGGTTAAAAGTAGGCGACAAAGTAGAAGTTAAGACGATTGGATATAGAATACACTTTTTAAATTTATATCCGGTCTTATACGAAGTAAAGAAGGTAGATAAAAATGATTAAACAAATAGTAAGACTATTATTCTTACTAGCAATGTATGAGCTAGGTAAGTATGTAACTGAGCAAGTATATATTATGATGACGGCTAATGATGATGTAGAGGCGCCGAGTGACTTCGCAAAGTTGAGCGATCAGTGTGATTTGATGAGGGCGGAGGTGTCAGAGTAGATGATGTGGTTAATCATAGCAATTATATTACTAGTCATCTTATTGTTTGGTGTGATGTTGCAAGCTGAACAGTTAAAAGGCGATGTGAAAGTTAAAGAGCGAGAGATAGAGATATTAAGAAGTAGATTGAGACATTTTGAAGATTAACGGGGGTTAAACAAATGAGTTTGAGAAAATCAACGCAAAGATACTTGGAAAGCGAATTAAGTAATTACAATTACTTCGATAAAGATATAGCGCGTGTAAGAGATGAAGTTTTAAACCCGTGGAGTCAACAAGATACTAATATCGGTGGAGATAGGGTTCAAAGTAACGTAAGCGTAACTGAAATAAAAGCTATTAGGGTTGTAAACGATAGAAGATTATCACAATTAGCTAGAATGAAGTCAGCTATAGAGGTTGTGTATAATCATAGCTCTGCAGAGACTCGAAAGCTTATGGAACTTTATTACTTCAAAAAACCTAGAACATTAAATTTAACTGGTGTGGCACAAGAAATAAATGTAAGTAAATCTACCGCTTATGATATGAGGAAAGATATACTAGTTAGATTAGCTGATGAACTAGGTATAATACATTAAGTTTGGAAAAAGTCTGGAAAAATAACGTCACTTTCGGTGTTAATATGATACCGTAAGATATTGACTATCTTACTGCGTTTCCCTTATCGCAATTAGGAATAAAGGATCTATGTGGGTTGGCTGATTATAGCCAATCCCTTTTTTAATTTTAAAAAGCGTATAGCGCGAGAGTTGGTGGTAAATGAAATGAACAAATTAACTAAAAAGCAACGTTTGTTTGCAGAAGTATATACAATACCCGGTACTGAATGTTATGGCAACGCTACTAAGTCAGCTGTGCATGCTGGATATAGCGAAAAGACGGCGTACTCACAAGGACAGCGTATGTTGAAGAATGTTGAAATACAAAATTATATCAAGGAGGTTGAAACGAAACTCTTTGATGAGAATATCATGTCGGGTAAAGAAGTGTTGTACAGACTAACTAGAACGGCTAGAGGAGAACACTCAGAAGTTGAAGCTATCGTAACAAAAACAGGAGACTACAAAGAGAATCCAGACACTGGCAAAATGCAATTAGTATACGATGAACATATACACCTTGTTTCTAAGTCACCTAAAATCAGTGACCAAAACCGAGCCTTAGAGATGTTAGGTAGACATCATAAATTATTTACAGATAAACAAGAGGTCGACTACAAAATACCGATGTTTGTCGATAATATTCCGGAAGATGATTAGTCATGTATGAAATACTTGATCTAAAAAATAAAATCGGTGGTGGCTACAATAAGTTTTGGCACAATAAAAGTTTTTACCGTGTTGTAAAAGGTTCTAGGGGTAGCAAGAAAAGTAAAACTACAGCTATTAATTATATTTATAGAATAATGAAATATGATTGGGCAAATATACTTGTGGTCAGAAGATTCAGTAATACTAACAAACAATCAACATATACAGATTTAAAGTGGGCGACTAATCAATTAGGCGTTGCTCACTTATTTAAATTCAATGAAAGTTTGCCGGAGATAACATATAAACCTACCGGACAAAAAATACTGTTTAGAGGTTTAGACGATCCATTGAAAATAACATCGATTACTGTTGATACTGGCATTTTGTGTTGGGCGTGGTTTAACATATCAGATCACGTAAAACCTCTCTAATTCGGTGAAACTCCTAACATTCAGTTGAGGACAATACCGAGCGAAGATTAATTGTGATACCATAACCGAAATGGTATAATTAGCTTATCAAATATAAAGGGCTGATTATATGACTGAAATCTGGAAAGATATTCAAGGTTATGAAGGTTTATATGAAATTAGCGATTTAGGTAGAGTTAAATCTTTACCTAAGATGTCTGGTAGTTGCATGAGAAAAGAAAAGATACTTAACAGTAAAAATCGTTTAACTAAAGATGGTTACGCTAGAGTGAATTTGCATAAAGAAGGTAAAGGGAAAGATTTTAGAGTTTGTAGACTTGTTGCTACTCATTTTATTGATAATCCCGACAACAAACCTACTGTAAATCACATTAATGGTATCAAAACAGATGATCGTGTTGAGAATTTAGAATGGGCTACATTAAATGAAAATATGCAACACGCTTATAACACTCAACTCAAAAAGAGTATGAAAGGCGAAGCAAACGCTCAATCTAAATTAACAATCGAGCAAGTAAAAGCTATCAGGAAACGTTATAAAAGATATAGCAAAATTGATGGTACTGTTGCAATTGCTAGAGATTATGATGTAACACCAAGAGTGATTAATCAAATTGTTAATAACAAATCATATAAAACAATTAATAACGTGTAACGACTATCGAAAGCGTACAAATAGCACTCATTAAGTTGAGTGCTATTTTTGTGCAGTTAGTAGAGTACGCCTAAGCAGGTGGAAACGGGAGGCACTAGAAATAGTGAAGATATAGTCTGAACTGTATGGAAACATACAGAGAACATTGTAGCGAGATGTTCGTAACACATTGTGAAGAGGCTTATCAAATAGAAACATTCGATAAGTTTAGTACTGTTGTTGAGTCAATACGTGGTAGCTACGATAGTCCGGAATTTTTCAAGCAAATCACAGTTACTTTTAACCCGTGGTCGGAAAGACATTGGTTGAAACCTACGTTTTTTGATGAAGAAACAAAACTAAATAATACTTTTTCAGATACAACAACTTATAGAGTTAATGAATGGCTAGACAAAGTCGATATTGAACGATATGAAGATTTGTATGTAAAGAATCCTAGACGTGCAAGAATTGTCTGTGATGGAGATTGGGGCGTTGCAGAAGGGCTTGTATTCGATAATTTTAAAGTGGAAGACTTTGATTGGTTTGCGGAGTTTAAAAGAACGCAAGAAATAACTCACGGAATGGATTTTGGATTTAGTCAAGACCCTACAACAGTTGTTAGTACGGTTGTTGATTTAAAAAACAAAAAGTTATTCATCTATGATGAACACTATAAAAAAGCGATGCTAACTGATGATATAAAACAAATGCTTATTAAAAAAGGATTAGATGATGTAGATATTGCAGCTGATTATGGTGCTGGTGGAGATAGAGTGATCAGTGAATTGAAATCTAAAGGGATTAAAGGTATAAGAAAAGCGTTGAAAGGCGCTAATACTATTTTACCAGGTATTCAATTCATTCAAGGTTTTGAAGTTATTATACATCCGTCATGTGAACATGCTATTGAAGAGTTCAACACTTATACATTTGACCAAGATAATGACGGCAAGTGGTTGAACAAGCCTATAGATGCTAATAACCATATTATCGATGCATTGCGTTATAGTCTTGAGAAATATCATATCGTACGTAAAAAACGTAAAAAGAATATAGAAAGCAAAACAAAAGCAATTAAATCTCTAGGATTATAGGAGGGAACAAATGTTAAAGGTAAACGAATTTGAAACGGATACTGATTTACGAGAAAACAGAAATTACTTATTTAACGATGAGGCTAATGTTGTTTACACATATGACGGGACAGAATCTGATTTATTGCGAAATATTGATGAAGTAAGCAAATATATTGGACATCACATGGATTATCAACGGCCTAGGTTGAAAGTGTTAAGTGATTACTACGAAGGTAAAACTAAGAACCTAGTTGAGTTGACACGACGCAAAGAAGAGTACATGTCAGACAACCGTGTTGCCCATGATTACGCATCTTATATTAGTGATTTCATCAATGGTTATTTCTTGGGCAATCCAATTCAATATCAAGATGATGACAAAGATGTATTAGAAGCTATTGAGGCGTTCAATGATTTGAATGATGTTGAGTCGCACAATAGATCTTTAGGATTAGATTTATCAATTTATGGTAAAGCTTATGAATTAATGATTAGAAACCAAGATGATGAAACGCGTTTATACAAGAGTGATGCAATGAGTACTTTTGTCATATACGACAATACAATTGAACGTAATAGTATCGTAGGCGTTAGATATTTAAGAACTAAACCAATAGACAAGACTGACGAAGATGAAGTGTTTACAGTTGATTTATTCACTTCACACGGTGTTTATAGATATCTTACCAGTAGAACAAATGGATTGAAGCTCACACCACGTGAAAACGGTTTTGAATCACACTCTTTCGAACGTATGCCTATTACAGAATTTAGCAACAACGAAAGAAGAAAAGGGGATTATGAGAAAGTAATCACTTTAATTGATTTGTATGATAATGCTGAATCAGATACTGCTAACTATATGAGTGATTTAAATGACGCTATGTTACTTATTAAAGGTAATTTAAATTTAGATCCTGTAGAAGTTAGAAAACAAAAGGAAGCTAACGTGTTGTTTTTAGAACCGACTGTTTATGCTGATAGCGAAGGTAGAGAAACAGAAGGTTCAGTTGACGGCGGTTATATTTATAAACAATACGATGTACAAGGTACCGAAGCTTATAAAGACCGTTTGAACAGTGATATACACATGTTTACCAACACGCCTAACATGAAAGATGATAACTTTAGTGGCACTCAATCGGGCGAGGCAATGAAATACAAATTATTCGGATTAGAACAACGTACTAAAACTAAAGAAGGATTGTTCACTAAAGGGTTAAGACGTCGTGCTAAGTTGTTAGAGACAATACTTAAAAATACACGGTCGATTGACGCTAACAAAGATTTCAATACTGTTAGATACGTATACAACAGAAACTTACCTAAATCATTAATCGAAGAATTAAAAGCTTATATTGATTCTGGCGGGAAGATTAGTCAAACAACTTTAATGTCTCTATTCTCGTTCTTCCAAGACCCTGAATTGGAAGTCAAGAAAATAGAAGAAGATGAGAAAGAATCTATTAAAAAAGCTCAAAAAGGTATTTATAAAGACCCTAGAGACATCAATGATGACGAACAAGATGATGATACAAAAGATACTGTTGATAAAAAGGAATGATTGTAATTGCCTAACAAAAACACTCAAGAATATTGGGAAGAACGCGGACGCAAAGCAATCGATAATGAGTTGAAGCGTGATAAAACTAAAGCTGAAGAAATAGAACGTATATTGAATATGATGATTAAGCGCATTGAAAAAGAGATCAATGCGTTTATTGTTAAGTACGGAGATTTTGCAGGCGTTACATTACAAGAAGCACAAAAGATTATTGATGAGTTCGATGTAAAAGCGTTTCAAGAAGAAGCAAAAAGATTGGTCGAAAACAAGGACTTTAGCGATAGAGCAAATGAAGAATTAAAGAAGTATAACACTAAGATGTATGTATCTAGAGAACAGATGTTAAAGATTCAAATAGAATTCTTAATTGCTTATGCAACAGCTCAAACAGAATTATCGATGAGGGAATATTTCGAATCAACAGCTTATCGTGTGTTCAGTGATCAAGCGGGTATTTTAGGTGAAGGTGTACAAGTAGCTAAAGAAGTTATAGATACAATCGTTGATACACAATTTCATGGTGTCGTTTGGTCAGAGCGATTATGGACTAATACCGAAGCAATGAAACAAGAAGTAGAAGAAATAATTGCTAATGTAGTTATTAGAGGTCGACATCCAAATGAATACGTTAAAGATATGCGCAAGCACTTAAATAAATTCGAAGGAACAGCACGACAAAAGACCGCAGCAATTAAATCATTGCTTTATACGGAATCGGCACGTGTTCACGCACAATCAAGCATTGACAGCATGAAAGAAATTTCACCGGAAGGATATTATATGTATATTGCAAAAATCGATAATAGAACAACTAAAGTATGCAAAGGGCTTAATGGAGAAATATTCAAAGTTAAAGACGCTAAAATTGGTGTTAATTTCTATCCTATGCATATCAATTGTCGTTCAGATTGCGCTTTACTACCTAAATCTATGTGGCCGAAAAAACAGAACAAGAAACGAAAAACAAAATACTTTGGAGGGAAAGTGAAAAGCGGTGATTGATTTGAAAGTGAAGGTTTTTAGAGGCAAAAAAGGTAAGTTAGCTTTGTATGACAGTGAATTAAAAATTTGGAGGATACTAATATGAGCAATACTGACAAATACCTTAGAGACATAGCAAGAGAGTTGAAAGGTATACGTAAAGAGTTACAAAAGCGGAATGAGATGATTGAAGACAACAATCAAAAATTAGAAGAAAGTTTGGGAAAACTTTTTACTGAATTAACAGGTAGTAATATGGAAATTAAACTTCAGTAGCTAGCACTTAATTGTGTTGGCTATTTTTTATGTCCAAACCATGCTTATGACAATAAAAGGTGCAAGTGTAATAGCCCGAACCATGTATGGCTTAAAACTAATCAAGAGTAAATAAATGAGGTGTAAAAACTATGGATATCCAAGAGAAGTTAAAACTCAAATTACAGTTTTTTGCTGAAGAATCAGATGGAGATAATGGAAAATCAAAAGATAACAACGATGATGAAGGCAAAGACAAACAAGACAAAAAGACTAATTCAGAAGAAGAAATCGAAAAAAGACTACAAGAAGAATATAACAAGCGTCTTAAAGAAGAATTAAGTCGTCGTATGAAACAGAAAGAAAAAGAGAAACAAGAAGCTGTTGATGAAGCTAAACGATTAGCGAAAATGAACAAAGATCAAATCGCTGAATATGAACGCGAACAAATGGAAAAAGAGCTGGAGCAATTACGCTCAGAAAAACAATTAAATGAAATGCGTTCAGAAGCAAGGAAAATGTTAAGCGAAGCAGAAGTTGATTCATCAGATGAGGTTGTTAATTTAGTTGTAACAGATACTGCTGAACAAACTAAATTGAATGTTGAAGCTTTTTCTAATGCAGTAAAAAAAGCGGTTAATGAAGCGGTTAAGGTTAACGCTAGACAATCGCCATTGACTGGTGGAGATTCATTTAACCATACGACAAAAAACAAAACTCAAAATTTAGCTGAAATAGCTAGACAAAAAAGAATTATTAAAAATTAACGGAGGCATTTAAATGGAACAAACACAAAAATTAAAATTAAATTTGCAACATTTTGCAAGTAACAATGTTAAACCACAAGATTTTAACCCTGATAATGTAATGATGCACGAAAAGAAAGATGGCACGTTGATGAATGAATTCACAACGCCCATCTTACAAGAGGTTATGGAAAACTCTAAAATTATGCAATTAGGTAAGTACGAACCAATGGAAGGTACTGAGAAGAAGTTTACTTTTTGGGCTGATAAACCAGGTGCTTACTGGGTAGGTGAAGGTCAAAAAATCGAGACGTCTAAGGCTACTTGGGTTAATGCTACAATGAGAGCGTTTAAATTAGGGGTTATCTTACCTGTAACAAAAGAATTCTTGAATTACACTTATTCACAGTTCTTCGAAGAAATGAAACCTATGATTGCTGAAGCATTCTATAAAAAGTTTGATGAAGCGGGTATTTTGAATCAAGGTAACAATCCATTCGGTAAATCAATTGCACAATCAATTGAAAAAACTAATAAGGTTATTAAAGGTGACTTCACACAAGATAATATTATCAATTTAGAGGCATTACTTGAAGACGATGAATTAGAAGCAAATGCGTTTATCTCAAAAACACAAAATAGAAGCTTGTTACGTAAAATTGTAGATCCTGAAACTAAGGAACGTATTTATGACCGTAACAGTGATTCATTAGACGGTCTACCTGTGGTTAACCTTAAATCAAGCAACTTAAAACGTGGTGAATTAATTACTGGTGACTTTGATAAGTTGATTTATGGTATCCCTCAATTAATCGAATACAAAATCGATGAAACTGCACAATTGTCTACAGTTAAAAACGAAGATGGAACACCTGTAAACTTATTCGAACAAGATATGGTGGCATTACGTGCAACTATGCATGTAGCATTGCATATTGCTGATGATAAAGCGTTTGCTAAATTAGTGCCTGCTGATGCAAAACCATCTTCAGTTCCAGGAGAAGTTTAATAAATAATTAGGAGTGGTAACATGCCCGAAATCATTGGAATTGTTAAAGTAGATTTTACAGATTTAGAAGATAACAGACATGTCTATATGAAAGGGCATGTCTACCCTCGTAAAGGTTATAATCCTACAGATGAACGCGTTAAATCTTTAGCCAGCGTTGAAAATAAACGCAATGAGCAAATGATTTGCGTTGTTGATGATAAGTTAACAAAAAAGGAACTTATTGAAATAGCGAGTCTTGCTAGTTTAGATGTTGACGAAAAACAAACAAAAGCTGAAATTATTAGTGCTTTTGAGTCACTTGTGTAGGTGGTTATATGGCTACATTAGATGACGTTAAGAAACGCATTGGTCTTAAAGATGATAAGCAAGACGAACAGTTACAAGAAATAATCAAAAGTTGTGAAAGCCAGTTGTTATCAATGTTACCTATTGAGGTTGAACAAATACCGGAAAGGTTTAGCTATATGATTAAAGAGGTTGCAGTTAAACGATATAACAGGATTGGTGCTGAAGGTATGACATCAGAAGCAGTTGATGGACGTAGCAACTCATATGAATTAAATGATTTTAAGGAGTATGAAGCTATTATTGATAATTTCTTTAATGCTAGAACAAGGACTAAAAAGGGAAGGGCTGTATTCTTTTGAGATATGAAGATAGAGCTATTTTCCAATTAGAACAAGTAGCAACTTATAATCCTAAAACTAGTAAAAAAGAAAATAAGTTAATCGTTTATGATGAAATACCATGCAATGTTAATCCTATTTCTAGAGCAAGGAAGCAATTTGAATTTGGTGATGTAAAAAATGATGTGAGTGTTTTAAGAGTGAAAGAATCGATATCTTATCCTGTTAGTCACGTTTTGATTAATGGCATTCGCTACAAGATAGTTGATACAAGGGCATACAGACACGAAACGTCATATTACATCGAAGAGGTCAACTAATGAATATAGATGGATTAGGCGCGTTGTTAAACCAATTTCACGATATGAAAAACAACATTGAAGATGATGTAGACGACATTTTACTAGACAAAGCTAAAGAATACGTAGTAAGAGCTAAATTAAAAGCTAGAGAAGTAATGAATAAAGGTTATTGGACTGGTAATTTATCACGAAATATCAGATATAAAAAAACTGGCGATTTGCAATACACTATCACATCGCATGCAGCTTATAGTGGTTTCTTAGAATTTGGTACTAGGTACATGGAGGCGGAACCTTTTATGTGGCCGGTATACGAAGTGATAAGGAAATCAACCGTAGAAGAATTGAAGGCGTTGTTTGAATAGGAGATAAAAGCATGACACCGAACTTACAACTTTATAATAAAGCGTTTGAAACGCTACAAGGATATGGGTTCCCTGTTATTTCTCGTAAAGAGATGCAACAAGAGATTCCGTATCCTTTTTTTGTCATAAAAATGCCGGAGTCAAATAGAAGTAAGTACACCTTTGATAGTTATTCTGGCGACACGAATTTAGTTATTGATATTTGGAGTGTAAGCGATGATTTAGGACATCATGACGAACTCGTTAAAAGATGTATTGATGATTTAACACCTAGCGTTAAAACAAACAATTATGACTTTGAAGAAGACGATACTAACACCACACAGTTAGTTGATGATACTACCAATCAAGAATTGCTACACACATCAGTAACGATATCTTACAAAACATTTTAAAAACGGAGGAATATTGAATGGCAAATATGAAAAATAGTAATGATCGTATTATTTTATTTAGAAAAGCTGGCGAAAAAGTAGATGCTACTAAAATGCTTTTTTTAACTGAATACGGTTTATCACATGAAGCTGATACAGATACAGAGGATACAATGGACGGTTCTTATAACACTGGTGGTTCAGTTGAATCAACAATGTCTGGAACTGCCAAAATGTCTTATGGCGACGATTTTGCAGATGAAATTGAAGATGCGGTTGTAGACCGCGTATTGTATGAAGCTTGGGAAGTTGAAAGTAGAATACCAGGCAAAAATGGAGATGCTACTAAATTTAAAGCGAAATATTTCCAAGGTTTCCACAATAAATTTGAATTAAAAGCAGAAGCTAACGGTATTGATGAATATGAATATGAATACGGAGTGAATGGTCGTTTCCAACGCGGATTTGCAACATTGCCTGAGGCTGTAACAAAGAAACTTAAGGCGGCTGGATACAGATTCCATGACACTACAAAAGAAGATGCGTTAACTGGCGAAGAGTTAACAGCAATTCCTCAACCTAAAGTGGATTCGCCATCGTCTGTACCAGGAGAAGTATAAAAATAGGGCGTTAAGCCCTTTTTATTTTTGTTTAAATTAATTATGAATGGAGTTTGTAAAGATGAATGTTGAAATTAATGGGAAGTCATTAGAATTAAGTTTTGGTTTTAAATTTTTAAGAGAGATCGATAACCGATTAGGTCTAAAAGTAGAGCAAGCTTCTATTGGTCAAGGTGTATCAATGTTGCCTGTAGGTTTAGAAAGTGGAAATCCTGTTGTGATTGGCGAAGTTTTAATTGCAGCTACATCTCACTTAAAAAAACAAGCAATTACTATTAATAACATTGATGAAGCGCTAGATGAAATCGCAGAAAATATCGGACTAGAAGAATTCGGTTCAGATATTTTAACGGAGTTGGGAAAGCGACCTATGACCCGAAACCTAGTAGAAGTAGTGGAAGCGGAAGAGAAACCAGCGGAAGCGTAATAACTTACGACAGAATCGTTATTACTTGTATGTCAACACTTGGTATTACAGATTTAAATGTTATTGAGCAAATGACATTAACAGAATATAACTATCGAATGTATGCGAAAGAATATGAGATGCTAACCCAAGAATTCGAACGTTACAAACTTGCGTTTGCTATTCGTGATGCTGCAGCTACTAAAAATGTTGGGACAGAAAATAAACCTAAAGAGGAATATGTTTTTAACAACGCAAACGACGTATTGCCTTATGAAGAAAACATACAACGACTCAATGAAGGTAAAGATATAAGGTTTAGTAGTGAACGTGATGAATACGAACCACAAAATAATGAATTCTTTAAAGTTATAGCAGAATTCAATAAACAATAGAAAGAGAGGTGTTAATGTGACAGAATATAAAATTAAAGCGACTATTGAAGCTAGTGTGGCTAAATTTAAAAAGCAAATCGATAGTGCGGTTAAGTCTGTTCAAAGATTCAAAAGGGTAGCAGATCAAACTAAAGACGTTGAATTGAATGCTAGTGATAAAAATTTACAAAAAACTATCAAGGTTGCTAAAAAGTCTTTAGATGCATTTAGCAACAAGCAAGCAAAAGCTAAACTAGATGCTAATATACAAGACTTACAACAAAAAGTATTAGAATCAAACTTTGAGCTAGATAAACTAAACTCTAAAGAAGTTACTCCAGAGGTTAAATTACAAAAACAAAAATTGACTAAAGATATCGCTGAAGCAGAAGCTAAATTATCAGAATTAGAAAAGAAACGTGTCAATATTGACGTCAATGCTGATAACAGTAAATTCAATCGAGTGTTAAAAGTATCTAAAGCTAGTCTTGAAGCATTAAATAGGTCTAAAGCCAAAGCTATTATAGACGTGGACAATGGTGTTGCTAACTCTAAAATCAAACGCACTAAAGAAGAGCTTAAAAGCATTCCAAACAAAACTAGATCTCGACTAGATGTAGACACAGGGCTTTCTATACCAACTATTTATGCGTTTAAAAAATCATTAGACGCATTGCCGAACAAAAAAACAACAAAGGTAGATGTCGATACTAATGGTTTAAAGAAAGCTTATGCCTACATAATAAAAGCAAATGACAATTTTCAAAGACAGATGGGGAATTTAGCTAATATGTTCCGTGTGTTCGGTACTGTAGGTTCTAATATGGTTGGTGGATTACTTACATCATCTTTTAGTATCTTAATACCTGTAATAGCGAGCGTAGTCCCTGTAGTATTTGCGCTATTAAACGCTATCAAAGTGTTAACTGGCGGTGTACTTGCTTTAGGTGGTGCGGTAGCAATAGCCGGCGCTGGCTTTGTAGCATTTGGCGCAATGGCTATCAGCGCTATAAAGATGCTTAATGATGGCACTTTACAAGCTAGCTCAGCAACAAACGAATACAAAAAAGCTTTAGATGGCGTAAAGTCAGCATGGACTGATATTATAAAGCAAAATCAATCCGCTATCTTCACAACTCTTGCAAATGGTTTAAATACTGTTAAAACAGCAATGCAGAGCTTACAACCGTTTTTTAGCGGTATTTCAAGAGGAATGGAAGAGGCGTCTCAAAGTGTACTTAAATGGGCTCAAAATAGCGGTGTAGCATCAAGATTCTTTAATATGATGAATACAACGGGTGTTTCGGTATTTAACAAGCTATTAAGTGCTGCAGGCGGTTTCGGTGACGGATTAGTCAATGTATTCACACAATTAGCACCACTGTTTCAATGGTCGGCTGATTGGTTGGATAGATTAGGTCAATCTTTCTCTAACTGGGCTAATAGTGCAGCTGGAGAAAATTCGATAACTCGATTTATTGAATACACAAAAACAAACTTACCTATCATTGGTAATATTTTTAAAAATGTGTTCGTTGGAATTAATAATCTAATGAACGCATTCAGCGGATCATCAACTGGAATTTTCCAATCTCTTGAACAAATGACGGCTAAGTTTAGAGAATGGTCTGAACAAGTTGGTCAATCTCAAGGCTTTAAAGACTTTGTCAGTTATATACAAACAAATGGACCACTAATAATGCAATTGATTGGAAACATCGCAAGAGGATTAGTTGCATTCGCAACAGCGATGGCTCCTATAGCTAGTGTAGTATTACGCGTTGCAGTAGCAATAACTGGTTGGATAGCTAACTTGTTTGAGGCGCATCCGGCTACAGCGCAATTAGTTGGTGTCATTATAACTTTAGTTGGTGCATTTAGATTTTTAATACCGATTATTCTTGCTGTATCTAACTTTATGGGTGGCGGATTAATAGGTAGAATCATTGCGTTAGTAAGTAAGTTCGGTTTATTAAGAGCGGGATTAACAATTTTAAAAGGTGCGTTCGTGTTATTAAAAGGACCATTAAAAATTATATCAGTTATATTCCAATTGTTATTCGGTAAGATTGGATTAATTAGAAATGCTATCACAGGACTAGTAACTGTGTTTGGTATTTTAGGTGGTCCAATAACTATTGTTATTGGTGTAATCGCTGCATTAATAGCTATATTCGTTTTATTGTGGAATAAAAATGAAGGATTCAGAAACTTTATTATAAATGCTTGGAATGCAATAAAAACGTTTATGGTTAATGTTTGGAATGTATTAAAAGCTGTAGCTTCGGTTGTATGGAATGCTATTTTAAAAGCTATCACTACAGCTGTAACTAATGTATACAATTTTATAATGATTGTTTGGAATCAAATTGTCGCATATTTACAAGGACTCTGGAACGGTATTATCGCTATTGCAACAACAGTATGGAACCTTTTAGTTACAATCATTACAACTGTTTTCACAACGATAATGACAATAGTTATGACGATATGGACAGCTATTTGGACATTCTTAAGTACGATCTGGAACACGATAATTACAATTGCTACTACTGTTTGGAATTTGTTAGTCACTATAATAACTACGGTATTTACAACAATCATGACTATCGCAATGACAATTTGGAATGCTATTTGGACGTTCTTACAAACGTTGTGGAACACAATAGTTAGCGTAGCAACGACAGTATGGAACGCTATTACTACAGCTATATCTACTGCATTACAAGCGGCATGGAGTTTCATCTCTAATATCTGGAATACAATTTGGAGCTTCTTATCTGGTATTTTAACAACTATTTGGAACAAAGTAGTAAGTATATTCACACAAGTTGTATCAACTATTTCAGACAAAATGTCGCAAGCTTGGAACTTCATTGTGACTAAAGGTATGCAATGGGTATCTACTATAACAAGTACGCTAATTAACTTTGTTAATAGAGTTATTCAAGGATTCGTCAATGTTGTAAACAAAGTTAGTCAAGGTATGACAAATGCAGTAAATAAAATAAAAAGCTTTATAGGAGATTTCGTGTCAGCAGGTGCTGATATGATTCGTGGTTTAATTAGAGGTATTGGTCAAATGGCTGGCCAATTAGTAGATGCGGCTAAAAATGTTGCTAAGAAAGCTTTAGATGCAGCTAAAAGTGCTTTGGGTATTCACTCACCTTCACGTGAATTCATGGATGTTGGTATGTATTCAATGCTAGGTTTCGTTAAAGGTATAGATAATCATTCAAGTAAAGTTATCCGTAATGTTTCTAATGTTGCTGATAAAGTAGTTGATGCATTTCAACCTACGTTAAATGCACCTGACATTTCTAGTATTACTGGTAACTTAAGTAATCTTGGTGGCAATATCAACGCACAAGTACAACATACGCATTCAATTGAAACATCACCGAATATGAAAACTGTTAAAGTTGAATTCGATGTCAATAACGATGCCCTTACTAGTATTGTTAACGGCAGAAATGCTAAACGCAATTCTGAGTATTACTTATAAAGGAGGTTACAAATGGACATAGAATTAACTAAAAAAGATGGTACTGTAATCAAACTAAGTGAATACGGGTTTATCGTTAACGATATAGTAATTGATAGCATGCAAATCAACACAAAGTATCAAGACAAAGAAAATATGAACGGTCGCATATTAATGGGGAGCAATTATATCAGTAGAGATATAGTTGTTCCTTGTTTTTGTAAAGTAAAAAATCGTTCAGACATTGCTTATATGCGAGATATGTTGTATTCGTTAACTACTGATATAGAACCAATGTATTTACGAGAAATCAGAAGAAAAGAAGAGTTGAATTACAGGTTTACTCAACCAACTTCTGATGATTACGTGAAATTAGATAAAAACAACTTCCCGGATTATGAATATTCAAGACACGATCAACAAATTTATGTAAACGGTAAACAGTATAAAGTTATTTTTAACGGAGTTATAAACCCTAAGCAAAAAGGTAATAAAGTTTCTTTTGAACTAAAATTCGAAACTACAGAATTGCCATACGGTGAAAGTATTGGAACAAGCCTAGAGTTAGAAGAAAACAAAAAGGTTGGATTGTGGTCGTTTGATTTTAATATTGATTGGCATGCAGGTGGGGATAAGCGCCAGTATACATTTGAAAATGTTAGCAAAGATACAGTTTACTACCACGGTAGTGCTCCAAACGACCAATTCAACATGTATAAAAAGATAACAATTATTTTAGGCGAAGATACAGAATCGTTTGTATGGAACTTAACGCATGCTGAAATAATGAAAATCGAAGGGATTAAACTAAAAGCTGGAGACAAAATTGTTTATGATAGCTTTCGGGTTTATAAAAACGGTGTTGAAATAAGTACCGAAACGAATATAGCCCAACCAAAATTTAAATACGGAGCTAATAAATTTGAGTTTAATCAAACGGTACAAAAAGTTCAGTTTGATTTGAAATTTTATTATAAGTAGGTGTCAGAATGACAATAACTATTAAACCACCTAAAGGTAATGGCACACCTGTACCAGTAGAAACAACTTTAGTAAAAAAAGTTAATGCTGACGGTGTATTAACTTTTGATATTATCGAAAACAAATACACTTATGAAGTTATTAACGCTATAGGGAAAAGATGGATTGTTAGTCATGTCGAGGGTGAAAACGACAGGAAAGAATATGTAATAACTGTTATTGATAGGAAGTCAGAAGGCGACAGACAACTGGTTGAATGTACTGCTAGAGAGATTCCTATAGACAAGTTAATGATTGATAGGATTTATGTTAATGTAACAGGTTCTTTTACAGTAGAAAGGTATTTTAACATTGTGTTTCAAGGTACTGGTATGATTTTTGAAGTCGAAGGTAAGGTTAAGTCTTCGAAATTTGAAAATGGTGGTGAAGGCGATACAAGGTTGGAAATGTTTAAAAAGGGATTAGAACATTTCGGTTTAGAATATAAAATAACGTATGACAAAAAGAAAAGCAGATATAAGTTTGTATTGACGCCTTTTGCAAATCAAAAAGCGTCTTACTTTATTTCTGACGAAGTCAACGCCAACGCTATAAAACTTGAAGAAGACGCAAGTAACTTCGCCACCTTCATTAGAGGATACGGGAGTTATTCTGGAGAAGAAACATATGAACACGCTGGACTTGTTATGGAGGCTAGAAGCGCATTAGCTGAAATATACGGTGATATACACGCAGAACCTTTTAAAGATGGCAAAGTGACTGATCAAGAAACAATGGATAAAGAATTACAATCTAGATTAAAAAAATCTTTAAAACAGTCACTATCTTTAGATTTTTTAGTTTTAAGAGAAGCCTACCCCGAAGCAGACCCTCAACCTGGTGACATAGTTCAAATAAAGTCTACTATTTTGGGACTTAACGACTTAGTACGTATAGTAGAAATTAAAACGATTAGAGATATAAATAATGTAATTGTAAAGCAAGATGTAACGCTTGGTGAATTTAATCGAGAACAACGATATATGAAGAAAGTAAATACTGCTGCTAACTATGTTTCTGGATTAAATGACATTAACCTTTCCAACCCTAGTAAAGCGGCAGAAAACTTAAAATCTAAAGTTGCATCAATAGCTAAATCAACACTCGATTTAATGAGTAGAACTGATTTGATTGAAGATAAACAACAGAAGGTAAGCTCTAAAACTGTAACTACATCTGACGGCACTATCGTTCATGATTTTGTAGATAAATCAAACATTAAAGATGTAAAAACAATTGGAACAATTGGCGATTCTGTAGCTAGAGGATCACATGCGAAAGTGAATTTTACTGAAATGTTAGGAAATAAGTTGAACGCCAAAATAACTAATCTTGCTAAAGGTGGCGCAACAATGGCAACAGTTCCAATAGGTAAAGAAGCGGTAGAAAACAGCATTTATAGACAAGCAGAACAAATAAGAGGCGACCTAATCATATTACAAGGTACAGATGATGACTGGTTACACGGTTATTGGGCAGGCGTACCGATAGGCACTGATAAAACGGACACTAAAACGTTTTACGGTGCCTTTTGTTCTGCAATTGAAGTTATCCGGAAAAATAATCCAGCTTCAAAAATACTTGTAATGACAGCTACTAGGCAATGCCCTATGAGTGGCACAACGATACGTCGTAAAGATACTGATAAAAACAAACTAGGGTTAACGTTAGAGGATTATGTCAATGCTCAGATATTAGCTTGTAGTGAATTAGATGTACCAGTATATGATGCCTATCATACAGATTATTTTAAGCCTTATAATCCTGCATTTAGAAAATCCAGCATGCCTGACGGGTTACATCCGAATGAACGAGGTCATGAAGTTATTATGTATGAACTTATTAAAAATTATTATCAGTTTTATGGATAATAAAGGAGGAAAACATGAGTAATAAACTAATTACAGATTTAAGCAGAGTTTTCGATTACAGGTATGTGGATGAGAATGAATATAATTTCAAACTCATTTCAGATATGCTTACTGACTTAAATTTCTCTCTTGAATACCATAGAAACAAAGAAGTATTTGCACATGACGGAGAGCAAATTAAGTATGAACACTTACAAGTTACTAGTAGTGTCTCTGACTTTTTAACATATCTAAATGGCCGTTTTAGCAATATGATTCTAGGTCATAACGGCGACGGTATTAATGAAGTAACAGATGCACGTGTTGATAACACTGGTTATGGTCACAAAACTTTACAAGATCGTTTGTATCATGATTATTCAACACTAGATGCTTTCACTAAAAAGGTTGAGAAAGCTGTAGATGAACACTATAAAGAATATCGAGCGACAGAATACCGATTTGAACCAAAAGAGCAAGAACCGGAATTCATCACTGACTTATCGCCGTATACAAATGCAGTAATGCAATCATTTTGGGTAGACCCTAAAACAAAAATTATTTATATGACACAAGCGCGTCCAGGCAATCATTACATGCTATCTAGATTGAAGCCTAATGGACAATTTATTGATAGACTGCTTGTTAAAAATGGCGGTCACGGCACACACAACGCCTATAGGTACATTGGTAATGAGTTGTGGATTTATTCAGCGGTTTTAGACGGTAACAACAATAACAAGTTTGTACGCTTTAAATATAGAAGCGGAGAAATGACGTATGGCAACGAAATGCAAGACGTCATGCCAAACGTATTTAACAATAGATATACGTCAGCAATTTATAATCCAGTAGAAAACTTAATGATTTTCAGACGTGAATATAAAGCTTCTGAACAACAAGCTAAAAATGCATTGAATTTTATTGAAGTAAGAAGTGCTGATGACATCGATAAAGGTATTGACAAAGTGTTATATCAAATGGACATACCGATGGAATATTCTTCGTTAACACAACCTATGCAAGGTATTGCTTATGATGCAGGTGTCTTATACTGGTACACTGGCGACTCAAATCCAGCTAACCCTAATTACTTGCAAGGCTTCGACATCAAAACGAAAGAATTGTTATTTAAACGTCGTATCGATATAGGCGGTGTGAATAATAACTTTAAAGGAGACTTCCAAGAAGCTGAGGGTCTCGACATGTTTTACGATCTAGAAACGGGACGTAAAGCACTTTTAATCGGGGTAACTATTGGACCAGGTAACAACAGACATCATTCAATTTATTCTATCGGTCAAAGAGGTGTAAACCAATTCTTAAAAAACATTGCACCTCAAGTATCGATGACTGATTCAGGTGGACGTGTTAAACCATTACCAGTGCAAAACCCAGCATATCTTAGTGATGTTACTGAGGTTGGTAACTATTACTTATACTCTCAAGATACGCAAAATGCGCTAGACTTTCCATTACCTAAAGAATTTAGGGATGCAGGTTGGTTCTTTGATGTATTACCTGGACATTATAACGGTGCGGTAAGACAAGTACTCACTAGAAATAGCACAGGTAGAAATATGCTCAAATTTGAGCGTGTTATCGACATCTTTAACAAGAAAAACAACGGAGCATGGAACTTTAACCCGCAGAGTGCTGGATATTGGGAACACATACCTAAGAGCATCACAAAACTATCCGACTTGAAAATCGTTGGCCTAGACTTCTATATCACGGCTGAAGAATCAAAACGCTTTACCGACTTCCCGAAAGACTATAAAGGAATTGCAGGTTGGGTGTTAGAGGTGAAATCAAATACACCAGGCAACACAACCCAAGTGTTAAGACGTAATAACTTTGCATCTGCACATCAGTTTTTAGTTAGAAACTTCGGATCTGGTGGCACAAGTAAGTGGAGTTTATTTGAAGGTAAGGAGGTTGCATAATGGTAGTAGATAATTTTTCGAAAGATGATAACTTAATCGAGTTACAAACAACATCACAATATAATCCTGTTATTGATACAAACATCAGTTTCTATGAATCAGATAGAGGAACTGGTGTTTTAAATTTTTCGGTAACTAAGAATAACAGACCGTTATCTATAAGTTCTGAACATGTTAAAACGTCTATCGTGTTAAAAACCGATGATTATAACGTAGATAGAGGCGCTTATATTTCAGACGAATTAACGATAGTAGACGCAATTAATGGGCGTTTGCAGTATGGGATACCGAATGAATTTTTAAAACATTCAGGTAAGGTGCATGCTCAGGCATTCTTTACACAAAACGGGAGTAATAATGTTGTTGTTGAACGTCAATTTAGCTTCAATATTGAAAATGATTTAGTTAGTGGGTTTGATGGCATAACAAAGCTTGTTTATATCAAATCTATTCAAGATACTATCGAAGCTGTCGGTAAAGACTTTAACCAATTAAAGCAAAATATGGCTGATACACAAACGTTAATAGCAAAAGTGAATGATAGTGCGACAAAAGGCATTCAACAAATCGAAATCAAGCAAAACGAAGCTATACAAGCTATTACTGCGACGCAAACTAGTGCAACACAAGCTGTTACAGCTGAATTCAATAAAATAGTTGAAAAGGAGCAAGCGATATTTGCGCGTGTCAATGAAGTTGAGCAACAAATCAATGGTGCTGACCTTGTTAAAGGTAACTCAACAGTCAATTGGCAAAAGTCTAAAATTACTGATGATTATGGCAAAGCGATTGAATCATCTGAGCAGTCAATAGATAGCGTTTTAAGCGCAGTTAATACATCTAGGATCATTCATATTACTAGTGCAACAGATGCGCCCTCGTTTAAAGATATAGGGACTGTCGATACACCTAAAGAAGATGGCGTTGACGATGGTTCAGATATTCCGGTAGCTCCTAACACTTTAGGGAAGTCTGGCGTGTTAGTTGTCTATGTTGTTGATGATAGTACTGCACGTGCAACATGGTATCCAGATGATTCAAATGATGAATACACAAAATATAAAATCGGTGGCACATGGTACCCATTCTATAAAAAGAATGACGGCGATTTAACTAAGCGATTTGTTGAAGAAACATCTAACAACGCTTTAAATCAAGCTAAGCAGTATGTAGATGATAAATTCGGAACAACGAGCTGGCAACAACATAAGATTACAGAGGTGAACGGTCAATCAATACAAGTTAACTTAAATAACGCGCAAGGCGATTTAGGAAACCTTTCTGCAGGTAATTACTATGCAACAAGAGTGCCGGATTTACCAAGTGACGTTGAAAGTTATGAGGGGTATCTATCTGTGTTCGTTAAAGATGAAACAAATAAGTTGTTTAACTTTACTCCCTCGAATTCTAAAAGAGTTTACACAAGATCTATTATAAATAGCAAACTCGATTCGCAATGGACAGTTCCAAACGAACACAAAACCTCAGTTTTATTTGACGGTGCTGCAAGTGGTGTTGGAACAACAATCAACCTAACAGAGCCATATACTAACTATTCTGTATTGTTAATAAGCGGTACTTATCCTGGTGGCATTATAGAAACTTTCGGATTAACCGCATTGCCTAATGCAATTCAGTTAAGTAAAGCGAATGTAGTTGACACAGATGGCAACGGTGGCGGTATTTATGAATGTTTACTAACTAAAACGAGCGGCACAACCTTGAGAATTGACAATGATGTGTACTTTGATTTAGGTAAAACATCAGGTTCCGGAGCTAACGCAAACAAAGTCACTATAAACAAAATTATGGGGTGGAAATAATGAAAATAACAGTAAACGATAAAAGCGAAGTTATCGGATACGTTAATACTGGCGGTTTACGCAATAGTTTAGATGTAGACGATAATAATGTGCCTATCAAATTTAAAGAAGAGTTCGAACCTAGAAAGTTTGTATTTACCAATGGTGAAGTTAAATATAACAACAACTTTGAAAAAGAAGAAACTTCAAATACACCTAGTCAACAAAATGCATCAGATTTGAGCGATGAAGAACTCCGCCGAATGGTAGCTAGTATGCAAATGCAGATGACACAAGTAAACATGTTAACAATGCAGTTAACTCAACAAAACGCTATGTTAACACAGCAGTTAACTGAACTAAAAACTAACAAAACAAATACTGAGGGGGACGTTTAAATGATGAAGATGATTTATCCAACTTTTAAAGATATCAAAACTTTTTATGTGTGGGGTTGTTACAAAAACGAGCAAATTAAGTGGTATGTAGATATGGGTGTAATCGACAAAGAAGAATACGCATTAATCACTGGAGAAAAATATCCAGAAACAAAAGATGAAAAGTCACAGGTGTAGTACTTGTGGTTTTTTAATTTAACACAAAGTAGGTGGCGTAATGTTTGGCTTTACCAAACGGCACGAACATGAATGGCGAATTAGAAGATTAGAAGAAAATGATAAAACAATGCTTAGCACTCTGAATGAGATTAAATTAGGTCAAAAAACTCAAGAGCAAGTTAACATTAAATTAGATAAAACTTTAGATGCTATCCAGAGGGAAAGGCAGATAGACGAAAAAAATAAGAAAGAAAACGACAAAAATATACGCGATATGAAAATGTGGATTCTCGGTTTGGTAGGGACTATCTTCAGTACGATTGTCATAGCTTTATTAAGAACTATTTTTGGTATCTAAAGGAGGTGATTACCATGCTTAAAGGGATTTTAGGATATAGCTTCTGGGCGTGCTTCTGGTTTGGTAAATGTAAGTAATGTATAGGAGTCAGTGCTACGGCACTGGCTTTTTATTTTGATTGAAATGAGGTGCGTACATGGGATTACCTAATCCGAAAGATAGGAAACCTACAGCTAGCGAAGTAGTAGAGTGGGCATTGTATATGGCTAAAAACAGAAGAGTTATAGATGTTGACAGATCATATGGCGGGCAATGTTGGGATGTTCCTAACTACATTTTAGAACGATATTGGGGATTCAGAACTTGGGGCAACGCAAATGCTATGGCTCAAAAATCCAATTATCGCGGTAGAGATTTTAAAATTTATAGAAACACAGCTAGTTTTGTGCCTAAGCCGGGAGATTGGGCAGTTTGGGCTAATAGAAACCCGGGTCATGTAGCGATAGTTGTTGGTCCAGCTGATAAAAATACGTTTGTTTCAGTAGATCAGAATTGGTATACAGCTAATTGGTCTGGCAGCCCTCCCTATAAAATCAAACATACTTATCACGATGGGCCTGGAGGAGTAACACATTTTGTTAGACCACCATATCATCCAGACAAAACTACACCGGCACCCCAACCGGTACCTAAACCGAAAGATGATGGTGATGATAAGGAAAAGAATAATAAAAAAGTTCCGATTTGGAAAGACGTAAAAACTATAAAGTACACTATTTCTAGCCAAGAGGTTAATTATCCGGAATATATTTATCACTTTATAGTAGAGGGTAATCGACGACTCGAAAAACCTAAAGGGATAATGATTAGAAATGCTCAAACAATGAGTTCAGTAGAAAATTTATATAACAGTAGGAAGAAATACAAACAAGATGTGGAATATCCCCACTTTTATGTTGATAGACATAATATTTGGGCTCCTAGAAGAGCAGTATTTAAGGTTCCTAATGAACCTGATTATATAGTTATAGACGTATGTGAAGATTATAGTGCGAGTAAAAACGAATTTATTTTCAATGAAATTTACGCAATGGGTGTAGCGGTAGACATGATGGTTGAATACGAGATACCTCTAAGTATTGAAAATCTTAAAGTAGATGATAGCATTTGGCGCTCGATGTTGGAACATGTTAATTGGAATATGATTGACAACGGTGTTCCTCCCAAAGACAAATACGAAGCGTTAGAAAGGACGTTGCTTAATATATTTAAAAACAGAGAAAAATTATTAAGCTCCATAACAAAACCAACTGTAACAAAATCTAGAATAAAAGTTATGGTAGATAATAAAAATGCTGATATAGCTAATGTAAGAGACTCATCACCAACAGCTAACAATGGATCGGCATCTAAACAACCGCAGATTATAACCGAAACAAGTCCGTTCACATTCCAACAAGCACTGGATAGACAAATGTCTAGGGGTAACCCTCAGAAATCGCACACATGGGGCTGGGCTAATGCTACACGAGCACAAACAAGTTCAGCAATGAATGTTAAGCGAATATGGGAAAGTAACACGCAATGCTATCAAATGCTTAATTTAGGCAAGTATCAAGGCATTTCAGTTAGTGCGCTTAACAAAATACTTAAAGGAAAAGGAACGCTCGACGGACAAGGCAAAGCATTCGCGGAAGCTTGTAAGAAAAACAACATTAACGAAATTTATTTGATCGCGCACGCTTTCTTAGAAAGTGGATACGGAACAAGTAACTTCGCTAATGGTAGATACGGTGCATATAATTACTTCGGTATTGGTGCATTCGACAACGACCCTGATTATGCAATGACGTTTGCAAGGAATAAAGGTTGGACATCTCCAGCAAAAGCAATCATGGGCGGTGCTAGCTTCGTAAGGAAGGATTACATCAACAAAGGTCAAAACACATTGTACCGTATCAGATGGAATCCTAAGAATCCAGCTACACATCAATACGCTACTGCTATAGAGTGGTGCCAACATCAAGCAAGTACAATCGCTAAGCTGTATAAACAAATCGGCTTAAAAGGTATCTACTTCACAAGGGATAAATATAAATAAAGAGGTGTGTAAATGTACAAAATAAAAGACATTGAAACGCGAATAAATAACAAAACTGTTGATATCGGTGACATTGGTTGTCGCTTCTACACAGAAGATGAAAACACAGCTTATGTCAGAATCGGAATCAATGATGAAAAAGGCAGAATCAACTTCAAAGAAAGTAATTTGACACCTAAGTTACATCTATTTTGGAAGACGGTTCTATATTCAAAAATGAGCCTGTTTTAATCGACGATAATGTAAAAGGGTTCCTTACCTACAAAATACCTAAAAAGGTTATCAAACACGCTGGTTATGTTCGCTGTAAGCTGTTTTTAGAGAAAGAAGAAGAAAAAATACATGTCGCAAACTTTTCTTTCAATATCGTTGATAGTGGTATTGAATCTGCTGTAGCAAAAGAAATCGATGTTAAATTGGTAGATGATGCTATTACGAGAATTTTAAAAGATAACGCGACAGATTTATTGAGCAAAGACTTTAAAGAGAAAATAGATAAAGATGTCATTTCTTACATCGAAAAGAATGAAAGTAGATTTAAAGGTGCGAAAGGTGATAAAGGCGAACCGGGACAACCTGGTGCGAAAGGTGATACAGGTAAAAAAGGAGAACAAGGCGCACCCGGTAAAAACGGTACTGTAGTATCAATCAATCCTGACACTAAAATGTGGCAAATTGATGGTAAAGATACAGATATCAAAGCAGAACCTGAGTTATTGGACAAAATCAATATCGCAAATGTTGAAGGGTTAGAAGATAAATTGCAAGAAGTTAAAAAAATCAAAGATACAACTCTCAACGACTCTAAAACGTATACGGATTCAAAAATTGCTGAACTAGTTGATAGCGCGCCTGAATCTATGAATACATTAAGAGAATTAGCAGAAGCAATACAAAACAACTCTATTTCAGAAAGTGTATTGCAACAGATTGGCTCAAAAGTTAGTACAGAAGATTTTGAGGAATTCAAACAAACACTAAACGATTTATATGCTCCAAAAAATCATAATCATGATGAGCGGTATGTTTTGTCATCTCAAGCTTTTACTAAACAACAAGCGGATAATTTATATCAACTAAAAAGCGCATCTCAACCGACGGTTAAAATTTGGACAGGAACAGAAAATGAATATAACTATATATATCAAAAAGACCCTAATACACTTTACTTAATTAAGGGGTGATTTTTATGGAAGGTAATTTTAAAAATGTAAAGAAGTTTATTTACGAAGGTGAAGAATATACAAAAGTATATGCTGGAAATATCCAAGTATGGAAAAAGCCTTCATCTTTTGTAATAAAACCCTTACCTAAAAATAAATATCCGGATAGCATAGAAGAATCAACAGCAAAATGGACAATAAATGGAGTTGAACCTAATAAAAGTTATCAGGTGACAATAGAAAATGTACGTAGCGGTATAATGAGGGTTTCGCAAACTAATTTAGGTTCAAGTGATTTAGGAATATCAGGAGTCAATAGCGGAGTTGCAAGTAAAAATATCAACTTTAGTAATCCTTCAGGGATGTTGTATGTCACTATAAGTGATGTTTATTCAGGATCTCCAACATTGACCATTGAATAATTTTAAACGACTAATTTTTTAGTCGTTTTTTATTTTGGATAAAAGGAGCAAACAAATGGATGCAAAAGTAATAACAAGATACATCGTATTGATCTTAGCATTAGTAAATCAATTCTTAGCGAACAAAGGTATTAGCCCGATTCCAGTAGACGATGAGACTATATCATCAATAATACTTACTGTTGTTGCTTTATATACTACGTATAAAGACAATCCAACATCTCAAGAAGGTAAATGGGCAAATCAAAAGCTAAAGAAATATAAAGCTGAAAACAAGTATAGAAAAGCAACAGGGCAAGCGCCAATTAAAGAAGTAATGACACCTACGAATATGAACGACACAAATGATTTAGGGTAGGTGTTGACCAATGTTGATAACAAAAAACCAAGCAGAAAAATGGTTTGATAATTCATTAGGGAAGCAGTTCAATCCTGATTTGTTTTATGGATTTCAGTGTTACGATTACGCAAATATGTTTTTTATGATAGCAACAGGCGAAAGGTTACAAGGTTTATACGCTTATAATATTCCATTTGATAATAAAGCAAGGATTGAAAAATACGGGCAAATAATTAAAAACTATGATAGCTTTTTACCGCAAAAGTTGGATATTGTCGTTTTCCCGTCAAAGTATGGTGGCGGAGCTGGACATGTTGAAATTGTTGAGAGCGCAAATTTAAACACTTTCACATCATATGGGCAAAATTGGAATGGTAAAGGTTGGACAAATGGCGTTGCGCAACCTGGTTGGGGTCCTGAAACTGTTACAAGACATGTTCATTATTACGATGACCCAATGTATTTTATTAGATTAAATTTCCCAGATAAAGTAAGTGTTGGAGATAAAGCTAAAAACGTTATTAAGCAAGCAACTGCCAAAAAGCAAGCAGTAATTAAACCTAAAAAAATTATGCTTGTAGCCGGTCATGGTTATAACGATCCTGGAGCAGTAGGAAACGGAACAAACGAACGCGATTTTATCCGTAAATATATAACGCCAAATATCGCTAAGTATTTAAGACATGCAGGTCATGAAGTTGCATTATATGGTGGCTCAAGTCAATCACAAGACATGTATCAAGATACTGCATACGGTGTTAATGTAGGAAATAATAAAGATTATGGATTATATTGGGTTAAATCACAGGGGTATGACATTGTTCTAGAGATTCATTTAGACGCAGCAGGAGAAAATGCAAGTGGTGGGCATGTTATTATCTCAAGTCAATTCAATGCGGATACTATTGATAAAAGTATACAAGATGTTATTAAAAATAACTTAGGACAAATAAGAGGTGTAACACCTCGTAATGATTTACTAAACGTTAATGTATCAGCAGAAATAAATATAAACTATCGTTTATCTGAATTAGGTTTTATTACTAATAAAAATGATATGGATTGGATTAAGAAAAACTATGACTTGTATTCTAAATTAATAGCCGGTGCGATTCATGGTAAGCCTATAGGTGGTTTGGTAGCTGGTAATGTTAAAACATCAGCTAAAAACCAAAAAAATCCACCAGTGCCAGCAGGTTATACACTTGATAAAAACAATGTACCGTATAAAAAAGAGACTGGTTATTACACAGTTGCCAATGTTAAAGGTAATAACGTAAGGGACGGCTATTCAACTAATTCAAGAATTACAGGTGTATTACCTAATAACGCAACAATCAAATATGACGGCGCATATTGCATCAATGGCTATAGATGGATTACTTATATTGCTAATAGTGGACAACGTCGTTATATAGCGACAGGAGAGGTAGACAAGGCAGGTAATAGAATAAGTAGTTTTGGTAAGTTTAGCACGATTTAGTATTTACTTAGAATAAAAATTTTGCTACATTAATTATAGGGAATCTTACAGTTATTAAATAACTATTTGGATGGATGTTAATATTCCTATACACTTTTTAACATTACTCTCAAGATTTAAATGTGCGTAACTGGCAGGTACTTCGGTACTTGCCTATTTTTTTTATGTTATAGCTAGCCTTCGGGCTAGTTTTTTGTTATGATGTGTTACACATGCATCAACTATTTACATCTATCCTTGTTCACACAAGCATGTCACTGGGTGTTTTTTCTTACGATAGAGAGCATAGTTTTCATACTACTCCCCGTAGTATATATGACTTTAGCATTCCCGTATAACAGTTTACGGGGTGCTTTTTATGTTATACTTACTTTTATATAGTAGGAGTGGACTATATAGCTGGTCAGAGGCCGTATATCTGACTGTTGGTCCCACAGGAGACATCTTCCTTGTCATCACTCGATACATATATCTTGATAACATAGAGTTGTTACAGTCGCTACACCACTCATACTAGTTACTGAGTGGTTGTTTTTTTATTTTAACAATTAACATATTAATAGTGGTTGGATTATTATTCGAATATAAACGACAACGCCCCCGCTCCTTTTTAGGCAGACAAGTTCTGATGTGGGGGTATTTTTTTCACGCACACAATCAACAAAACCACACCACCTATTAATTTATGAGTGTGGTTGGTTTTTAATGAATGTTTTGTAACTATTGCGGT